GTTACGTATGCCAAGGCTACCGGTCCCTGCGGGATATAACAAGTTGGGGGTGCTGTGGCTTGTGCGTAGTTGCAAGGCGACCCCAAGGAGAGCTAGCTCTCCAATTCTAGAGATCACGAGCGTCGGGTAGGTTAGCATCTGCCACTCTAGACGTGTAACCCGGTGGAACGTAAATCATTCCGGGCGATGGCACAGGTGCCCTGTGGAGTCAGTCTCTCCCGATGTCACTATCGTTAAAGTGGCAACCCCCCCCAATCTTCTCTCTCACCATGGCCACGATTTCTGCAACACACGATTTGCACACTGTCAGCATTGGAGCTCGGAAGAACAGAACCCTTACCAGGTTCGGGGACGCGAAGAAAAGGTTAGCAGACTGGTGGTTCAACTCGGACTTCACCTTTTTGTTGTGCTGTGTGCAACCTGAGGAGTACGATAACGTGCTCGCTGACGAGCGAGTGCGTGCCGACATCCGCCGCGAAATGGTGCGAACGCTTGACTACGAGGGGTCAAGTGGTGGAGTGGAAGCAGCGATGCGCAGTGTTCGACAGGAGTTGTCGTATGAGCTGTGTGTCAAGCAACCAGTCACAGAAGTGGTTGCAGTCGCCGCTGTCTGTGAGGGAACCGGGGTAGAGACTCCAGTGGAGGGTGTGAAAGTTGTTCAAGGGGTGGAACAACCTAGGGTTTGCGTAGTACCGCGTTTCGCCGCGGCAGTAACCCTGCACCTCCGTTCACGATTGGGACGCATGGGGCCGAGTGAGGCCAATGAGCTCCTGTTGGAACGAGAGTACCACCGAGTCTGTAGGAAGTATGGTGTGCGCGATGCGGATATCGCGGCACATATGTCCCACGTGAAGAATGCTTACTTTGGTGAGGATGTCTTCGACCGGGTTCCCACCGGACGGTCTCGCATGTCGCGGTTCACGCGCTGGGCAATGGATGTAAAGCCAATGCCAGCGTGTGCGCCACGTGCTTGCTGAGTCCGCCCGGTTGTGGTGCGTGGGTCAGACACGATCGTGTCGCTGGATTTACTTCTAGCGGCGCGTAATGTCGGATCGTTGTGCGCGCATCGTAACGGGCTGACAAGCAAAACCCGCAAGTTCGTTGTTGCGAACGGGTTTGGCCAGGTTCACAACCTTGGTGTTTATAACAACAACGTAAGCACGGTAGAGCGTGCGTTTGTCGAGCGGTACTTCCTCTGTAAAGAGGGTGACACTTTTCGACCCGCGCTCACCGTGGGCAGTCTTGAGTTTCACTCGCATGAGCTGCAAGCGTTTCGGCGACAACTGATCGCACACACAACTCGGACCCCCGTGGCTTCCCGTCAACAGATTGTTGACGCGTACACGGGTCGAAAGAGAATGGTGTACGAACAGGCGTTGGTGTCTCTTTCAAGAGATCCATTGACTGTCGATGACGCCCGGCTCACGTCGTTTGTGAAGTTCGAGAAACAGGATATCGGGAAGGCGCCGAGGGTGATCAACCCACGTAGTCCGCGGTACAACCTAGAGTTGGCTAGGTACCTGAAGTTCGCCGAGAAGGAGGTGTTCAAGGGTATCAATCGCGTGTTCGGAGATCGGACAGCGATGACGGTCATCAAGGGGGTGAACGCGGATGTGGCAGCGCAGGTTGTGCGTGCCAAGTGGGATTGCTTTCGGGTGCCGGTCGCGGTGGGGTTGGATGCCAGCAAGTTTGACATGCATGTGTCTGTGGAAGCGCTCAAGTTTGAGCACTCCGTGTACACCGCAATGTTTGACTCACCGAAGCTCAAAAGGCTTCTGAGCTGGCAACTACGCAATCGCGGTCGGGCATACGTACAGGATGGGTACGTCGACTTTGATATGGCTGGAACACGCTCCAGTGGCGACATCAATACGTCGCTGGGTAATTGTGTCATCATGTGTGCACTCGTGCATGCTTACGCTAGCAAGCGGGGCGTGGACGTGGAGTTGTGCAACAATGGTGACGACTGTGTGGTGGTGATGGAGAGCGATGATCTCACGAAGTTTCTTACTGGCCTGGATGGTTGGTTCAGGCGTAAAGGCTTCGCGATGGTGGCAGAGGAACCGGTGTACGAGTTCGAGCAGATTGAGTTCTGCCAGACTCATCCAGTACACCTTAGTACCGGTTACCGCATGATTCGCAACCACAACACAGTGCTGCAGAAGGACCCGATCTGTCTGACTGCCATGCCGAACCAGAAGGCGTACCAAAAGTGGTGCGCAGCAGTGGGGAAGTGTGGTGAAATGTTGAACAGTGGGGTGCCAGTACAGCACAATTTTGCGCAAGTGTTCAGCCGTAATGGCACTACCGTGACGGATGCTCAGATGGAGCATTTCTTCGCGAACCGTAGTGTTCTGCACAATGCAAGGGGGTGTGCGATCGCACGCGTGGACGCACGCGCGCGCGTATCGTACTACTATGCCTTTGGGGTGCGGCCCGATGAACAAGAGTGTAGCGAGCGACTTTTGGATAGGATGGACATCGGTGTGTTCGATCCGGCGGCGGAGATTGAGCGGGCAGACTTTCGGGTTTGCGGTCCGCCAGTGTTGGGAGCCTAGGCCTAACATTGTTCTTGATACCGAATAACAATGTCGAACGCTTTAATGATCACGAATGGGCCAAACCGGGCTCGAACACGAAAGACGAAGGGGAATGGGAGGCAGAATGATCTCATGCAAGAGGTCGTTGCGCCGTTGGCGCAATGGTCTGGTAGACAGATGTTGAGTGCAGTGCGGGGTATTGTCAGTGCGTACCGCCAGAAGGGCGGTTCACGTGAGGAGGCGGCGCGTGCGGTTGCACCCCTAGCAATGGGGTTGCGCACCGCACAGAAAGCACCGCGCTTCCAGAACGTTGAGGGTGGAGTGCGTTTCACACACACTGAGGCAGTACCAGTCAGCAGCGGCGCGATGTCGCTGCGTGTATCCTCGGACTCATTTTCGTGGTTGCAACAGATAGCCGCTGGCTTTGAGGAGTACCGAATCCGGTTGGAATTCGGGTATGTACCAATTTGTCCAGCGACAACTGTAGGCACCATAATGATGGCTTGGGACTACGACCCAGTGGACACTGGGCCGTACAATGACTACACCGACTACTTCAACACTGCAGACCACTGCATTAGCTCTTGTTGGGCACCTTGCGCGATTGCGACGAAAATGTCGGAGTGGTTGAAGACTGGTGAGGAGGGTGAGGCCCGGACTTTTAGTCCAGGTGTTCTCAAACTCACTCAGACAGCTACCACTAACGGCTACACCATGGTACGCTACACCGTGGAGTTGCGCAAGGCACAGCCGTCCACTGGTGGATATGCCATTTACACTGGCTCATACACCAACAATACCGCTCCGATGCAGAACCCAGTTCTGGCGGGTGGTTCGAGTGCGCTCGTCGCCATGAATGGTACCAATGGTTGGTCCCAGAAGGTGGCGGGGCGCTTGGTGGTTGTCTGGTCAACAGACGCCAATTGTGGCACGATGAATAGCGTCGGTAGCGCACTCTACTTAGGTGGGGTGTCGAATGCCGGTCGCAGCTCGTCGGCGTGGTACAGCAACAACAGCAGCAACGAGATGGCACTCTCAGTTGCAACAGTCCCAGGCGGACCGACGGCGTGGAAACTCGTCGCGTACCGTGTACCAGTGTCTCCCGTGTATACGAGCACGTAGAGGAACGTTTTGATCACACTTGTGGTGATGCAGTAGGAGCTTAGATAGTGAGCCGTGTAGGAGGAGCAGCAATGCTAGGGTAGTGTGCCGTGGGTCGATTGTCACCCCCACGAATGGTACACGCTACCTGTTCTCGTGACAGCACCGCTTGCGTAAGAGGCCGACCGCTGATAAACCACAGTTCCCTGTGAACAACCAGTAACCCCAGTCCGATGGGGAACAACGTCGCGAAAGCAGGTCTCCGGACCAGGAACAAATGTCAAATCTCACCAGTGCGTGAGTGGGGGACAAGGACGAAATGACT